CCCTATTCAAAACTGCCATATTCGTAAGCGCCTGGCAGGGCAGGGGGGGCATCCCAGTTAATTTAAGGTGGTTCGAACACCTTACGCTGCAGGATGGCGACTGCATGATCATCACTGATCATCAGCCCATGGAACGCGCGATTGTTAGTGGCATAGTTCGTAGCCACACGCTTTGAGAGTCCACCTTTGTATTTGATGTGTGGAATGGACTCATCCTTCAACACGCGATCCACCTCTCCCATTGTTACTCCGTCTCGCCGTAAGTGTACATACTTATCGGCGATAATTGGACCTGAGTAGGCCGCTAAGCTTTCCCAGAAGCAATAGCGGGGGGCACTGATAACCACAGGCCTCTCCAACAGACGTGTCTCGTGCACGTCACGCTGAGCAAGCATAGGAAGCCGGGCTTCGAACGCATTAAGGTACTCGGTGGCTAAAACAACACCGGCACCCTCATCCATATCGAGGCCAAGCTCTAATGCTCGCCCGTAACAATCGGGCCCAGTTTCTTGTATCTCATTATACAGCGTTAAAAGAGATACGAATTTATCCTTGAAGTGAGGGTCTTCAACCCTCATCCTCTGCAAGTCGCCATAACGCTTCCCTAACTTACGGAAGACAACATGCGAATAAACTTTGGAGCAGAAACTAGATAACGCTCCGGTGCGATGTTTAAAAATGACTTGCTTGCAAACAAGTCTGTCGTTAAACTTCAATAGGCGGTCGCAACCGCCATCATCCCCTTTCTGAACTAAACAATCGTCCACAGAGAAATCTGTGTCGATCGCCAACGTGGTTAACGTCATCCAGCAGTTGGCCAGCAGCGTCCACGGGGCACCAGAACCCAACGCATACTGAGAAAGGAGAACACAACACATGTCCATGGAGTAGGTTTTTGAGACCTTACAACGGGCTTGCTCGAAGAGTTTAATCCAGAGTTGCGCAACCCCTGCGCGCTTAGCAAGCCACGAAAAAGCTTCAATGTGAACACGCATGTGAGACGTGTCCTGCTTCTCCAAGTCGAATTCAAACATGGGCTTCGACATGCCCGCCCACAGATTCTGGATTCTGGCCGTTAAAGCCTCCTCCGAATAGCCAAGATCGACTATGATGTTCCTGCGCACGTTTAGCAGGAGGTACAAACTCATGCGAGCGACCATACTAGCAAAAATTGCTTGCATGTATGGGTGCATCGCGACAACGCCTTGGTTCTTTAGAAGATTATTAGTCTTCTTGGGAACTTGACCTTTTGGAAAAGCGTAGTTTTCCGCTTCCCAGGCTTCGGGAAGATCGAAACAGGCACGAAGTATGTCAACATACTGTGCTGCAGATTTCTTAAAAATGGACTGAGCCATTGGGACTGGGTCAGGCCTAAATAAAGATTCTAGCCTGGGAATGTGGTAAGCCATAAGCCTAGAGCGGTCAGCAGACGGTGCTCGGCCACGGCTTACCACCGCCGGGACCGAGAATATTGAGGTTGGTGCATAAGAGACGAAGACGTCATGTCTTTTTAAGTCAAAAGCAGATAGGTTGACCTTATGCACGGCGGCCGTAGAGCCGCCACTAAGAGGAGTGGGGGTTAGGTCGAGGTGTGTCACTTCAACTGAACTGGCATCAGCGAAAGCGGTGACGGACACAACTCGGGGTATATCTTCGTCCCTTATTTCAAGGGTGCCACTTGCATGCAAGTGCCGCCACACGCTACCCTTCAACTCTGCGCGCGAACTGCAGAAGGAGTGAGGATATAACGCCAGCGACGCCGAACAGGCGCGGTAAGCATCTTCTCTATTTTTATCTTGAGAAGGGACGAAGGGATGTAAGAGGATCAGCGGCTTGACAGGGGAGTCAGGCCACTGACCAGGATGGTGTAAAAATACACACCCGCGCGTGAAACCCCGCAGTTCATCACAAACTGCGGCACGCTCGAGTGCGTACCTCTCGTCTCCTGGGGGCAGATGCCGATACTTTTCGATGATAGTATCAACATCAACAACGGGAAAGCCTGTTAGCTCTTTCGCAAACGTTGTCTTGCCACCATTCGGCGGAATACAAATAACCGCCACCTGTCTAAGGTCGCGGGGTGGAGGCATGTAACACATTACATCTCGGGTGACGTCAACAGCTGCCTCCTCAAGAATTTCTTCTGAGTACTGCAACGCCAATAAGGACGGTAACTGCAAGGTTGAAATACAGTCAACCTTCTCCCCGTTGACACCTAAAGTGACACCAGGGAGCACACGAATGGAAGCAGTTGAGTCTACGTGCAACACCGTTGAATTGCGAGCCCGACTCAAGGCCACAATTAGGTGACGCGGCATTTTAAGGCCGAACGTCGATTCCACATCATCCCATAATAAATGAAGTTCATCAAAGCGTGAGCCTTGACTTTCATGAGCTGAGATCGCGGTTCTCGTTCGGGAGTACAGGCGACCTTTTCCAGCTTGGGTAAACGTGGCGACGTTCATGTCACTGTCAATATCCGTCGCAAAACAGAAAGACAGCGATTGCTCAACATGGCCCAAGGCTAATATAGAACCTTGGTACGAACCAGTGTCAAGACCGACATGCGCACACAAACGAAGAGCATCAAGAGGCATGTAAGAGACGGGGGCA